TAAGCAATTAAAAGAGCGTTATCCTGATTATTTAGGACATTTAACAAACGAACAATTTTTATCAGGCAAAACGGCAGATGCTGAGGAAAGATTAAACGAGGCGTTAATGAAAAGAGGTATTGCTATTGCTTTGCAAGGTAAGTTAACGGAGCAATATAATAAATTATCAGGCGTCTTATTAAAAATTAACGACATTCAAACCGCTGATTTAACACTTAAAAAAGAAGATATTAATTTAGGTAAAAAATTAGGCGTTTCAAATACTCAATTAATCAAAAATAAACAATTAATTGCTAATTTATCTTTGGCTAATGCAAGTAAGGAAAAGAAAGCAGTTGAGGAGCAAATAGATAGTATTTTCAAACTTTACAATCAATACGCACCATATTTAAGTGCGGTTAGAGAAAGTACAGATTTAACAGAAAAAAACACTAAAGCCAAAAAAGAAAACAATAAAGAAGATGAAAGAAAAGGCGAGTTTTTATCAAAGGAGCGTTTGCAATTTCAAATATCTACTTTACAACAAGAATTAGAATTAACAAGTAAATTAAACCCAGCATATCAAATACTTAGCGATACTTTAAGAGGTGTTAATTCTTTGTATGATGCTTTGTATGGTGAAAAGAAAGTTGTAAAAGCACAAGAAGAAATAATAGACGCTTTAGAGTTAACAGACGAGGCGGTTTACGCTGATTACTTTGCGTGGTTAAAACTAAAAGAGGCTACAGATAGTTATATTAAAACTTTATCAAGTGATGCGTTTAACAAAGCGTTTGATAATATTGGTTTGTCAAGTGCTAAAATGTTTCTTGATTTTGATGCAGATGGAAAAAGTACATTTGATAAATTGTTTGAGGGTGCGGATAGTATGGAAGAGAAATTTGCCGTTACTTTTCAAGCGGTTGGTGATGTTGCACAAGATGTGTTTAATAAAATAAATGAAATGTCAAACCAGCGTTTTGAAAATCAACGGATGAATTTAGAACGTGAATATAAAATAGGTTTGGCGTTCGCTGGTGATAGTGCGACCGCAAGAGCCGAAATTGAAAGACAATACCAAGAGCGTCAAAGAGAAATACAAAGAAGAGAATTTAAAGCAAAAAGACAACAAGCGTTATTTAATATTGCTATTGATACTGCACAAGGAGCAGTAGCGGCTTATACTTCTCAGCTTGTGCCTGGCGACCCTACGTCAATTGTTAGAGCAAAAATAGCGGCTGCTATAATTGCTGGTTTTGGTGCTTTACAAATTGGTTTAGTAGCAAGTCAGCAGATACCAGAATTTTGGAAAGGTACAGATAACGCTCCTGAGGGTTGGGCGTTAACACAAGAGCGAGGGCGTGAAATTATTACTGACAAATACGGAAATATTAAAAGTTTAGGAAACGACAAAGGAGCAACTATGACTTATCTAAACAAAGGCGATAAAGTTAAAACGGCATCTGAAACAATGGACTATTTAATGTTCAACAACGAACTAAACGCAATGTTAACTAATAATTCAATTGATAAAGCGCCAAGTGTAAACATTCAAAACACTAATATTGATTTATCACCAGTAGTAAAAGCGATTAACGATAAACCAGTGGCAAACATTGGAATTGATAAAGACGGACTTGAAATGTATGTAACGAGTGCAAATCAAACTAAACAAAATATGAACAGAAGAATAACATTTAGCGGTAAATCAGTATAATGAAACACTTTTTAAAATTCGTATCTTTAGGAATAGAAGAACTTTATCAAATTGCTGAGCCTATTGGTTTTGATGGTGCAAAGTACGTTATTGAGCAAAATAGTAAACGTTACTCACGTGATATAAAAAGTAGTTTGTCAAAGCTACGCTTAGTTAATGCGGTTAACGGAACTATTGAAACCGACCAAGTTATTAATCCGTTTGGTGATGTTAGTAATAGATTAGATTATGGTTTGGATTGGGTATTTCCTATTTTAAAAGAGTACGGATTTGAGGCTAAAATAGAGTATATTTTAGAAGATAACGGCACTCAATTTGAAGTAGGTTTGTGTGATTTTAGCCAAAAAGGGTTTACAGATTGGAAAACATACGTAGAATTTAATCTAATTGATAAGACCGATGTAGCCGACTTTAAAAAGCAATACGATACAAAGTTTAATTTATTCAGTGATAAGAATTACAGAAACGAACCAATAACACCAGCAACGGCAGTTAACGTACTTAAAAAAGCCATTCCGCAAACTAATACAAGTAAATGGAATAGCGGACAAGTTACTAATGTATTTTGGGGTTTTGTTAACACAGAAGAGGACGGATTGTATTTTAATGCGGTTTCCAATATCGTTGAAAGTGGAATTAATAATACATTAAGTTACTTTATGAGTAATTTAAGTTCTGCACCCGATTTTAAATATATTCGGTTCAAAGATAGAAGTACTAATATATCGGTAAAAGTAAAAAACAATACTTTCAAACTATCAAGCGGAATTGGTAACGTCGGTTTATATTGGCGAAAAGGTTTTGAATTTTATTCAAGTCCAGAAAATGCATTAGCGATATATTCGGGCGGTGTTCCACAAGGCGACGGAACAGATTTATATTTCAATATAAGTGCAAATTTCAATATTCCTTCGGCTAATAGTGGTGAGTTTCTTTGGATTTATTGGCGCACTTCAGAAATAAATGAACCGCTTGTCGTATTGAGTTTTTTAAATGGAAGTGTTGAAATAACATCGACTGAAAAAGCAATTGATACGGTTTTTAAAGCGGTTAGACAAATAGACGCTTTAAAACAAGCGAGTAAATTTATAAAAGATACACCAATAAACGCAGTTGATTATCAGGTAGGCGGTAAACACTATAATAATTTTGTTTTCAATAAACGAATGGTAAGCGCTCGTACCGATTACTTTTATTCAACACCTAAAGATTTATTTGAGAATTTAATTGAAGTTAATCAGGATTTTGAAAACTTAGATAATGAAATATTTGTAGGACACGAAAGCGACTTTTACAAAAATATTGAGATTGGTGCATTATTAGAATTGCCAAGTAAAGATTATAATGAGAGTTATAACGATAGATTTATGATTAATAATCTAAAGTATGACTTTGAAACATTCGAGCAAGATAGAGATGCAACAGATACTTCGAAGTCTGTACACACACAAAGCGAGTGGAATATTCAAAATGATGGTGTTGAGAATAAAAAGGAAGTTAAAGTAAAATTCGTTCGTGATGGATTTGCTATTCAAAAAATGAGCGAATTGGAATATGCAAACCCTACAACATCAACAACAGACGACGACAAGGTTTATATTACGCAAGTTGTAGAAATTGCACCAAACTCATTCAACACGTGGGGCAAAGTATTATATCAAGTTTTTGACGTTACTAATTTTAAATTAGTAATTTACAATACAGATAGTGAGAACACCGATAACGCATCATTTTTTTGGACAAGTTTAGGTTTAGCAGTAGGTCAGCAATTTCAAATAACGGGTGCAATTAATAACGCTAATTTTGTAGTAGCTGAGTTATCACAAAAATACATTAAGTTAACACCTTTGACGCCTTTCATTCCTTTGAGTGGTGATTTGTTTATACAAGTGAAATACTTTTATAGTGGCGTTCAGTATGCTACACGAACAACTGAGGGATTTATAAACACACCTATAATGCTTAATACTTTTTACACTATCAAACGTAATTTAAAGTATTTTTATGAGCAGTTTGCAACGGCATTGATGTATAGTAAAAAGGATATTTTAAACCTATTCTTTAAAAATAACGGCAGTTTTTCAAGTCAATTAACAACAGAAACAGAACCCGTTATCGAAAACGCTACTATACTTTATTCTGATTTACCAACACCGATACTCGATGCAATGGAAGTAAATATTGATTGCGTTGCAACGATGGAACAGATAAAAAGCATTATTGAAAACTACAAAATTAATCGTGGATTTATAAGAGTTTACAATAATGATAATGTAGTAAAACGTGTATATTTCAAGAAGTTGGAGCAAGAATGGTCGACCAACAAACTTACATTATTAGCTGAAAAGCAGTATGAAAGTGGCGAACTTGAATTAACGATTAATGATGGTGCAATAGTTGTAAATGGTGCGACTTATACATTATCGGTTAATTGGTGGCGAATTGAAAACGAATACTTACAAGTGTTTGATGAAAATAATTTACCAATTAGTAACAAATATAAATTTAATTTAGTAATTTTGAACGGATTAATATACGAGAGTATTTTTGATTTAAACGAGGCACTTTTAACACTATGATAAAACTATTTTTAAACGACTTTAATAAGGCAAAGAAAAGCGCAAATCCAAACGTTGCTACTTTGCTTTATTCGGGTTTTATCCAACAGAAAACAAATGAAACATTCTTTTGTTATGCAAAAGGAATTTCTTTTGCTGGTGCTATTCAAGTAGATTTAATTGATAGTTGCGGTGTAGTAGTTCAAAATATCGATGGAAACTTTTATTATTCAGAAGTAAACACCGATATTTATTTTGAGTTTGGCAATATTGGAACTGATTTTTATACTAAAGAATTATATATTAAAATAACGGATTTAATAAACGATAATGTTTATTACTCAAATAGCTTTATCGTTACTGATTATTATTCTGAATTATCAAGTAGGTTTGATTTTAAGAATAAAAGTGATGTATATTTTCAATCGATTAGAATTGCTAAATGTTATCATCAAGATATTGA